CCGGGACTGTCGCGTGGGCGGGCGCGGCCGCCGGGTCGAAGCCTGCCGTCGCACCCAAGGCTGGCGCTGCGACCGGGACCGTCTCGTGGGTGGGCGAGGCCGCCGGGAAGGAGCCTGCGAAGGGCGCGGCCACCGGCTCGCTCGCGTGGGCGGGAACGGCCACCGGCTCCGCGCCGACCGTCGGCGCGAAGTCCGGCGCCGCGTCCGGCACTGTCGCCTGGGCAGGCGCAGCCACCGGCAAGGAACCGGCGCGCGGCACCGCGGCTGGCGCCGTCTCGTGGGCGGGTGTCGCCACCGGCAAGGAGCCCGCGCGCGGGACCGCCGCCGGCGCCTACTCGTTCACCGGCACCGCGGCGGGCGTCAAGCCTGTCGTCGGCGCCAAGTCCGGTTCGGCCACCGGCGCGATCGCCTGGGCCGGGACCGCGACCGGTCGCGAGCCTGCTCGAGGAACGGCCACCGGCGCTCTCGGCTGGACCGGGACCGCCACCGGGTCACGCCCAGCCGTGGCCGCGAAGGCTGGTGCCGCCTCTGGCACCCTCGGCTGGACCGGCGCCGCCACCGGCACGAGCCCGGCCTACGTCCCACCGGTTGAGGCGCAGCACAATGGCGCGGCCGCGGGAACCGTCAGCTGGACCGCGACCGTCACCGGCAAGGAACCGGCCCGCGGGTCCGCCGCCGGCGCCGTCACCTGGGCGGGCACCGCGGTGGGCAAGGAGCCCGCCCGAGGATCCGCCACCGGCGCGTTCGGCTGGGCGGGGACCGCCACCGGCAAGGAACCCGCGCGCGGGACCGCGACGGGAGCTCTCGGCTGGGCAGGGACCGCCACGGGCACCGCCCCAACTGTCGAGCCCCGCTCCGGCGCGGCCACGGGCACCTACTCGTATGCCGGGTCCGTCACCGGCTCACGCCCGGCCGTCCCCGCGAAGTCCGGCACAGCCTCGGGCGGGTTCGGGTGGTCCGGCGCGGCCGCGGCCGCCCGTGACGCCGCCGGTGAGGCCGTCGACGCCCTCACCTGGGCCGGGCACGCCGCAGCGTCGACGCCCATGGCTGGGACGGTCACGGCCGTCGTGTCCTGGCTCGCCGACGTCACCGGTGTCGCAGCCCGTCTCGGCGCCCCCGTAAAGGACCCGGTGATGACCGTGCACGTCGCGGCCACGCCCTTGACGGTAACGACCCCGGCAGCGACTCTCACCGTGCACGTCACCGGCTCGGCCCTGACCGTGACCACGCCCGCCTCACCCTTGGAGCTCACACATGCCTGACCCTCACGCCAGCTTCACCGTCGGCGACACCGCGCCCGCCCTCACGGGCTCCGTCAACACCGACGTCACGGGCGCCACCGTCGAGCTGCACATCAAGAAGCCCGGCGGTGAGGTCCTCACGAAGCCCGCAGCGATCGTGACGGCCGCCACCGGCGCATGGTCCTACGAGTGGGCCGCCGACGACATCGACGAGGCGGGCCCGTGGGAGGTTGAGGCGCAGGTGACGTTCATCGGGCCCAAGGTGCAGACATTCGGGCCGTCGTCGTTCTACGTGCGCCGCCAGATCGCGTAAACGAGGCTCGCCCCGACCCTTACGAAAGGATCGGGGCGCAACCTTAACTATGGGAGACGCTGAGAGCGTCAGATCGGGCCGTCGGGGAGCGTCTGCGCCTTGGAGCGGATGCTCTCGATGAGCTCGGCGCGGGTCGTCGCGACGTAGATCTTGCGAATCGAGACGTCACCGCCCACGGCCGCACTGTTGTTGCCCGCGCGCTGCGTGTTCCTGCCCTTGTGCCGGTACTTGCCGGCGACCTGCTTCGTCTCGCCGTTACGGCTGGCTCGGGACACTGGGATCACCTCCGTTATCCATCAGAACGCTGGCCAAGGCCTCCAGTATGCCCCCATGCGCTTTGTGGACCATGGAGTCACGCAGAGACGCGATCGCGAGGGCCCTCTCGTACTGACCGAGCTTCTCGTGGTTCTCCCACAGCCACGTGTAGGCGTCCCACCACCGCTCGAGCGCGTCCGTGGCCACGGCAGCAGCGGCCGCCGCTTCCCTATCGCCCTCCGCTATGACCTTGTCGCCGTTCAGCCGGAGTCGTATCCCGACGACGGCTATGCCCGCGGCGACGGCAGCCATGAGCCCACCGAACCCGGGCGACGTCATGAACGCCCCGACGGCGAGCCAGAACGGATCGTCAGTCACCCGGGCATCATGACAGCCAGGGAGCCGTCATCGGACGATGGTCAGGTGCGGGCGCGCCGGAGCGGCCGCCTCGGAGAACGCCTCGTGCTCGTCGACGGTCGGGTCGGGCCCGGCTGCGCCCGCGCGCGCGGCTCGCGCGTTGCGGACCATGTGCACCGGGGTCATCACCACGATGTAGACGAACACGACGAGCCCGATCGTGCCGAGGAAGTACGTCCAGAACACCTCACCCATCAGGACCGCCTCCCCTTCCCCTTGTTCGACGCACCGCGGCCGCCACGGGATCCACCAGCTGACGCCTGCGTGCCGATCTGCGACGGGAGCCGCTCGGCCGGTGCGCCAGGGCGACCCGTCTCCGGCTCGAGCCCGAGAGCGCGGCGGTACTCGGCGTCCCGCTCGGCCTGCGTCTTGACGAACCGTGCCTTGGACTTCCGACGCCGCGGCGACGCCGGCGCTGGGTCGCTGCGCATCATCCGGTCGTAGTTCGACGTCATCGCTGGGCCTCCTGCTGCTGGGCTTCGTCGGGGGAGAGTGTGCATGGGCAGCGGTCGTCTTTGGAGACGAACACGCCGACGTCGTGCTGGATGGATCCGAGGCACTGGGGGCCGCGGTGGTAGGCGACGAGGTGCCCGCAGGTGTGGCAGCGCGGCTTGGAGGGGCGGACGGGGCTCACAGGTCGACTCCGATCCGGTCGACGGCGTCCTCGAGGTCCTCCCACCGCGGCCGCGTGTAGCCCGCGGTCGTCGCGATGTTCTTGTGGCCCATCATCTGCCGCAGCGACTCGAGGTCCGTGCCCGCCTCGGCGTGCTGCCGGCCGAACGAGTGCCGCAGGTTGTGGGGCGACACCTTCACCCCGATCGACGCCCCCGCCTCTTGCAGAACGTGCTCGACGGTCCGGGCCGAGAGCCGCCCACCCTGCTTCGACAGGAACAGCGCCTCAGAGTCCGCGGCGCCGAGCCACGTGCGCCGCTCGGCGATCCAGAGCCGCAGCGCGGGCCGCACCTCCTTGCTCAGGGGCACCTTCCGCGGCTTCCCGCCCTTGCCGTACCTGATGTGCAGCTGGCCCTTCCGTTCCGACAGCAGCACGTCGTCGACGTCGAGCGCGACGAGCTCGCCGACCCGCGGCGCGGCGTAGTAGAGCGTCATCGCGATCGCGTGGTCGCGCGGGCCGCGTCGCTGGCACGCCCGGAGCAGCTTGCGCAGGTCCTCCTCGACGAGGCCCTTCCGCTCGGACTCGGCGACCTCGACTCGCACGCCCTGGGGCTTGCCGAGCTCGAGCCACTCGTAGAACGACCCGAGAGCGCTCATCGCCTGCGACACGGTCGACGGGGCCTTCTTGTCGACCGTCAGCAGCTTCCGGCGCCAGTCGCGGGCCGCGTAGTCACGGACGTACTCGTCGGTGAACGCGTCGGCGTACTGGTCGCCCTGCTTGATGACCCACGCGACGTACTCACGCACCCGCGCCTCGTAGGCCTTCTTCGACGCGTCGGCCAGGACGCCACCGCGCCAGAGCCACCGCGCGTAGAGGTCAGCCTGCTCGGCTGGCTCGGGTCGTGCCCCCATCGGTCCTCCCAATAAAGTCCGGCGGAACTATTATCCGCAACGTGACATCGACGATACGGCATACCGAGGGGCCGAAATTGCGCAACACGCCAGCGTCAAGGGCTGCGAGTAAAACATTGTTACCCGCAATGGCCGGATCGGGCCTGGGGGAGACAGTCGTCTCGTCGTCGGGGGGTCGCTGTGACGAGAGGCTCGCGTTAGGGCAACCTATTCACCATGGCACAGCGAACAATCATCGAAACGGTTGACGACATCGACGGCACGATCATTCCCGAGGGGCAAGAGCCCACCGTGAAGTTCGGCCTCGACGGCGCCACCTACGAAATCGACCTCAACGACGACAACCGAGACGCGATGCACCGCGCTCTCGAACCGTGGATCGCGAGAGCACGCCGGCTCTCCGGCCCGAAGAGGGAGAAGCCGAAGAACGCCCGGAGCAAAGAGCAGACGCAGGCGATCCGACAGTGGGCTATCGACTCCGGCTACCAGATCAGCGACCGCGGCCGCATTCCCGGCGACGTCGAAGCGAAGTTCCACGAGGTGAACGGTGTCCCGCTCACCGGAAAGGCACGCCCCAAGAAGAGCTAACCCCGCCCGGGCAGTCCCTCCACCTGCTCGAGCACCACGCGATGCCCCCGGCTGCCGGTCGCCGGGGGCATCGTCGCGTCCAGGGGGAGACGGTAACCGTCGCGACCCTCTACCCATGGGCGCATGAGCGACAACCCCACCCCCGCCCTGACCCTCGCGAAGAACGTCCACGTCTCCCGGAAGCCCGGTGGCGGCGAGTTCGACCTGTCGATCGACGGGCAGCCGTTCGGCTTCTACCTCGCCGGTGACGCCGGCGCCAAGATCGAGGTGTCCACCGAGAAGCTGTCGGCGGTCACCATCACGATCCTCGCCGAGACCGTCACCGTCGACGACCGCCTCATGGACGGCCAGTCGATGACGCACCACCACGACGGCGACCAGTCGTGAGCCGCATCGCCGCGCTCCTGTCCGGCGCCACCATCTCCCGGATCCAGTTCAATCACCGGGGCGGGTGGGTCGAGCCGCCCGCGGACCGCCTGGACGAGATCCTGCGCGGTGCGATCGCACCGGCCCCTCCCACTCTCGACTACAGCCGGGCCGCGACGGGCGCCGACGTGCGCGTGTCGCTGCTCAAGATGTTCGGGCAGCTGTCCCCCGAGCACCCGTCACTGTCGTGGCAGGTCAACGGCACCCTGCTCGCGTGCCGCCGCGCCGACGAGAACACCACCGCGTGCAAGCGCACCGGCGAGCTCACCGTCTCCACCGACCCTGGCGTGCCGTTCTGCCCGAAGTGCTACCCGGCTGACGAGTGAACCAGAACGCTCAGAAGGTCGACGCCGCCGCGGCCGCCGCGCGGATCACGGGCAAGACCAAGGAGAAGTCAGGTGAGGCGTCCCGCATGGTGCGGAACCTGCTCGACGCGCCCGTGCCGGTCCGGCGCGACGTGATCCGGTCGTTCACCCCCGACGAGCTCACGTTCCTGCTGCTCCAGGCGCAGGAAGAGGCGGGGTCGCTCTACTACTTCTGGCACGACTCCCCCAGTGGGTTCGTGGAGGACGTCGTCGGCGAGACGATGTGGTCGAAGCAGATCGAGGTGCTCGACGCGATCGCGACGCACAAGCGCGTCATCGTGCCCGCCGGCTTCGGCGTCGGGAAGTGCGTCTACGAGCACGACATGATCCCGCTGGCCTCCGGTGAGCTCGTGCGCGCCGGCGACCTCGTCGGCACGGAGTTCGAGGTCGTCGCGTTCGTCGAGGACGACTGGAAGGCGCGGCCGGTGCGGAAGGCCCGCGCCGAGTGGAACGCGACGGAGCCGATCTACGAGGTTCGCTCGCTGCGTGGCACCGTGCGCCGCAACGCGCACCACCCGCTCTACGTGCTCGACCGGACCGGCATACGGCGCGGCTGGACGCCCGTGTCGCAGATCCGCCCTGGCGAGTATGTGCTCGGGCCGCAGGGGACGTCGTGCGCGTGGTTCGAGGTGCTCGAGGTCAGCGTCATGCCGGACCCCGGCCGCACCGTCGCGATCGAGGTCGACGGAGAGCACACCTTCTTCACCTCCCTCGCGGAGCACAACACCCACCTCGCGGGTCGTGCGACGGCGTGGTTCGTGTGCACGCAGCCTCCTGGCATCGCTCAGGTGGTCACCACGGCGACCCGTCTCCGGCAGGTCCGTAACCAGCTGTGGCCGCACATCAGGAAGGTGCACGGAAAGGCCGGGCTGCCCGGTCACACCGACACGATGCAGTGGAAGATCCCTGACGAGTACGGCACCGACGTCCTTGCGGCCTATGGCTTCTCGGCGCCGGACAACGACGAAGCCGCCATGCAGGGTATCCACGCGATCAAACTGCTCCTCATCGTCGACGAGGCCGGTGGTATCTCGAAGATGGTCGGCGAGGGCACTAACAACCTCCTCACCGGTGACGCGCGAATGCTCGCGATCGGCAACCCCGCCATGGACGACCCCGGGTCGTGGTTCGAGAAGATCGCGATGGAGGGCTACTCCGGTGAAGAGCCGGGCACCACCACCATCAAGATCGCCACGTTCCATTCGCCGCAGATCACCGGCGAAAAGACCCCGATGTGCACCGAGTGCCCGAAGGCCGCCGGCGTGCACCCGCTGTCGAATCACCTGCCCGACAAGGACTGGATGGACCGCACCGTCCGGGCCTACGGGGAGGACCACCCGTACGTCATCGCGAAGGTCAACGCCGACTTCCCGAAGGAAGCCGGCCTCCGCATCATCCCGACGACGTGGGTGGAGAACTCCATGAAGTCGGAGGACCCCACCGGCGACGCGTTCGTGCGTCTGTGCGACCTCGACCTCGAAGGCGAGACCGACACGTTCACGGTGAAGAAGGGCGCGTGGGTGCGCCTGGGCGTCGACGTCGCCGCCGACGGTGGTGACGAGCTCGCGATCTACCGGGCCGTCGGTGACACCGTGTCGCAGCGGCACGTGTCGTCCGGCGCGGTCAACAACAACTCTGTCGTAGTGGCCGAGCGGATCCTCGCGCACATCAAGGCCGCCGAGGCTCTCGCGCGCAAGCTCGGGTCGCAGGCTCAGGTCCGAGTGAAGGTCGACACCATCGGTGTCGGCTGGGGTGTGTACGGCATCCTCAAGCGGTGGGGTGAGCCCGGCCCGGGCCAGCAGCACACCGCGGCGATCGTCAAGGCCGACGTGCGTGAGAAGCCCGAAGCGGAGGACGAGGGCGCCGAGATGCGGCCCTACCGGAAGCGCGACGAGCTGTGGCTCACCGGCCGGTGGCTGCTCCAGCCCGACCCCAAGACGGGTGAGTCGCGTCTGCGGCTGCGCGTCGACGAGAAGTGCGGGCAGCAGCTCGCGATCCCGAACTACTCCAACCAGGCGGGCGGGTTCGTCGTCGTCGAGTCGAAGGCCAGCATGAAGAAGCGCGGCCGGAGCAGCCCTGACCGTGCGGAGGGGTGTCTGCTCGCGATCTACGAGCCGTTCCCGGTGAAGCAGCGCCGGAACCGGGGCATCATCACCGGCGGCTGAGGGGTGGACGGTAACTCGTTGTAACCGATAGGCACGCTCGTGAGTTCTTAGGTGTTAGAGGTGCAGTAGCGGGCAGCCCGGGCCTCCCCACCCATGGGGACAGCGACCCCCGGACCGCCACGCAGACAGGACACCACCCACCTCATGAGCGCCACAGCCACTCTCGCCCCGCCGGCACCCGACGACGTCGACCTCTCGCACGCGTGGATCGGTGCAGCCACGATCCCCCTGACGGAGAAGCAGGCCAAGCGCGCCGACCTCCGATGCTCGGTCATCCTGAACCCGCTCGAGCCGACGAAGATCGACATTCTCGACACGTACTGCTCCGGGTGCCGCCGCAACTACGAGGACGTCGCCGACAAGCCGTGCGAGGCGAAGATCAACAACGAGCACCTCATCGGCGGCGACCAGCGCGAGCGGGTGAAGCGCAAGGGCCTCCAGCTGCCGCCCGGTGTGCAGGTCACCCCGATCCCCGCGCCCCGGATCAACCGCATGGGCATCACCGGCATCCTCAACGGCGAAGCGTGAGCGCAAGACACTAACCCCTCCGGGCGGTCACTCTCCGGCGCGTGACCAGCCCTGCACCCGAAACCCCGCCCACGGAACCGCGTGCGCCGCTGCGAGAAGTCATCGGACTCGTCCTGATCCTCGTAGGCGCGATCGCACTGGCGACCGTCGCTTTCTTCGTCGACCCGCGCCTCGGCTGTGCCGTGCTCGGTGCCGCCGGCGTCGCTGTCGGCGCGCTCATGGCGTTCGGGGAGGCGTGACATGGGGCGCAAGTTCCTGCCCGGCCTGCGTGGGCTCCGGGCCGAGCCGCAGAGCCATGACCTGAGCCAGCTGCTCGTCCCCGAGACGAAGAGCCTCACCATCAGCGGCTACTCCAGCGTCACCGACACCTCCGGCCGGTCGACCGTCTCCTACGGCTCTGAGGGCCGCGCCGACGCGTGGGACATGGACACCGTCATCAGCGAGGGCTACGAGCGCGACGTGTGGGTGTTCCGGTGCGTGGAGCTCGTCGCTGGCCACGCCGCGCGGCTCCCGTTCGGCGCCGTCCGCAACCTCGGCAAGGACAACGAGGAGCGACTCGAGTCCCACCCGCTGTACCGGGTGATGAACCGTCGCGCCAACCCCCACGAGAAGGCCTACGCGTTCCGCAAGCGGCTCTCGGCGCTGCTGCTGCTGTCCAAGCGCGGCGTGTTCGTCGAGGTCATCAAGTCCCGCGCCGGCGCGATCGTCCGCCTGGACCTGCTCGACCCGTCCCGTGTGCGTCCGGTAGAGGACCCGAACGGTGACTACGTCGCCTACTTCGAATACATCGGCCGTGACGGCGTCGTCCGCGACATCGAGCCGTCCCGCATCCGGTGGATCCGCGAGCCGCACCCGACGGACCCGTTCTCCGGTGTGACGCCGCTCGAGGCCGCCGGGATGAGCGTCGAGCTCGACTTCCTGTCGCGGCTCTACAACAACTCGTTCATCAAGAACGACTCCCGCCCGGGCGGCATCCTCGGCGTGGACACCGACACCCTCTCCGATCAGGAGATGGATCGCCTGGAGCGGAAGATGCAGCCGGGCGCGGCGCACGCCGGCCAGCTGACGGTCATCGGCACGGGCCCCGGTGGACTTCGGTATCTCGACACGACGACGAAGCCGCGTGACATGGCTTATGAGCACGCGTCGTCGAACTCGAAGAACGAGATCCTCTCGGCGTTCGGCATCGGTGAGTCGCTGCTCGGCAACGCTGCGGGCCGGACCTACGACAACGCCGAGTCCGAGCTCTACTCGTTCTGGACGACGGTCATGCCGCCGCACCTGTCGCTCATCGCGTCCGCGTTCGACGAGGACCTCGACGAGGACTGGGATCCGTTCTTCGACACCTCCGGCATCGAGGTGCTGGAGCTCCCGCGCCGCCGTGACCGTGAAGAGGCCCGCAACGAGGTCGCGCAGGGCCTCCGCAGCATCGACGAGTACCGTCCGATCGCGAACCTCAAGCCCCTGGACAACGCTCAGACCCGCGCGCTGTGGGTGTCGCCGGCGAAGGCGCCCATCCCGGGCCGCAAGGGCGACGAGGCCGAGCTCGGTCTCGGTGGCGAGGGCATGCCGGGCGGCGAAGGTATGCCGCCCGAGGGCGGTATGCCGCCGGAGGGTGGCCCCGAGGGCGCTCCTGACGGTGGTACGGCCGCTGACGCGGTCGCTGAGGCCCGCGCGGTCGAGGCGGGCGCTCAGGAGGCCGGTGGAGCAGCCGCTCAGGCTCTCGCGGACGCTCGCGTAGGCACGCAGGGCGGCGGGGAGCCCGGCGCGGCCGCCGCTGCGGTCGCTGAGGCAGGCCAGGGGTATGCCGGAGGCCAGCCGGGCGACGCCGCGGAGGCTGTCCGGTCCGCTCGACGCATGATGGAACGCAAGGACGGCCGTCTCGGCTTCGACGTCGGGAAGGAGCGGTACGCCAACACCCGCGAGGTGGTCCACGAGGTCGTGCGCGGGTTCCTGTCGCGCCAGCAGGCCGTCATCACCGCCCGCGTCGAGTCCCCGAAGGCCCGCAAGGGCACCCGGTTCTGGACGCCGGACGGCCCGACGGACACCCGCGGCGGAAACGCCCGCTTCGACATCGCGAAGGCCGTCGACGAGGACCGTTGGGGCCGTGAGGCATTCGACGCGGTCGCCCCGTACGTCGGTCCGGCGGCATACGCGGCCGCCACGGACCTGTTCACCGACCTCGACAGGGTCGGGATGATCGCCGGCGGCACGAACCCGTCCGCCTCGGTCGTCGGCCCCGTCGCGGCCAACGCGGCGATGCACGCCGGCGAGAAGCTCGACCGGATGCTCGTCGAGGTGAAGGCCGCGCTCGAGGACGCCGTCGACACGGCCAGCAGCATCGGCGGCGTGTCTGCCGCTGTGCGCAACGTCTACGAGCAGCTCGCGCCGACCATGACGGACCGGATCGCTGACGAGCTCACCGCCAAGGTGTTCTCCGACGCCCGCGCGGGCGTGCTGGAGGCCATGGAGCCCGCACCTGGGCAGGACTGGCCCGAACTGCACTGGGGGTCGGCCGGCAACTTCGAGGTGAAGGCCGACGTCGCGTTCCTCGCTCCCCCGTCCTGACGCATCACGACCGGTTCCGCCCGAGGGTCCAGGGCCGGTCCTCATGAGGAAGGCCCCGCCGGATCGTTGGCGGGGCCTTCCGTCATTCTCGGGAGTGGGGCTCCCGTGGTCTCAGTGTTGCAGTGCGGTGAGCTGGGCGCGCACGACGGCGATCCAGTCCTCCACGATCGCCGCTCCGCGCTCGTCGAAGTCGACGTCGTCGACGAGCCAGCCGGTGCGGCACCGCTGGCCGTAGCCGTCGCGTGACAGCGTCGTGACGAGGCGCAGGACGCGCAGCTCGCCGGACGACATTGGCGCCATGGCCTTCGCCGCGTCGGTCGCGTACTGAGGGCCCGCGTCCTGCCACCGGTAGAACGCGTTGTCATCGTCGCGGTCGCGGGGCTCCGGGGTGGTGCGCTCGTACTCCTCCCACCGCAGGCCGGTCTCGTAGATGTCGTTGAAGCCGCCGACGATCGCCTCGACCCACTCCGAACCGCGCTCGGACCCGTCGTCCGGGCCGCAGACGCGCGTCACGAGCTGATCGAGCCACTGGTGTCGGGACCGTAGCCACGCGGCCGCCTGATACGGGTTGCTGGGCACCTCGTCGGTCATGGCCGGCCGTCCTCGTCGTCGCTGGGCTGCTCTCGGATCGCGTCGAGGATCAGGGAGAACACCGTCGTCTCGTGGTCCATGAACTGAGGGTGCCACCGGGCACCGACACCTCACGCGCGTAGGGCAAGACACTAACCATCGCGGACGGTCACTCTCCCCCGCATGCCGATGTCTTTCCTCGATGGTGCCCTGTCCCGCGTGCTCGATGGTGTCGAGTCCAAGTCCTTCGTCAAAGCCTTCAAGAAGGCCAAGCGAGCGGGCGGGAAGGTCGGCAACGGAATCGTCATCGACACCCGTGGCCGCAAGTGGAACTCGTCTCTGCACCCGCGTGACTCGCGTGGTCGCTTCATCGAGACCGGTGGCATCGCGAAGGTGTGGGGTGGCGGCCGCGGCCGCGTCATCCGTTCCCTGGGCAACGGCCGTGTCGAGCTGCGCATGGCCGACGGGTCGCCCCGGACCGTCCTGGCGAAGCGCATCACGATGGTGTCGCGCCCGAACGGTGGCCGCCCGGTCAAGGACGACGGCTCCCGCAAGTCGCGCGCGCTCGTCATGGCCGAGGACACCCTCCGCAAGAAGCACACGAAGCGCGGTGACGGCGTCCACACGCCCGACGAGAACGACCGCGACGGCGACGGCATCCCGAACCACCTCGACCACACCCCCGACGGGTTCATCGACGGCGACAAGCCCGACTGGGAGGACGACGGACTCGACGACGACCTCGCCGACGGCCCCCGCTACAACGGGAAGCGCCCGCAGGCGCGCCCGAAGGTCATCCGTGACGAGTTCAAGACCGTCGCCGAGGTCAAGGCCCACTGGAAGGGCGAGGACCGTCGTGCTGACGACCCCGACGCCCCGCACAACCCGGAGGCGGCCGCTCTCGCCGACAAGCTGGAGTCCGCGCAGCTCTCCGAGGAGGGCGAGCACATCGTGGCCCGCGTCGACGGGCAGTGGATGGTGTTCCAGTCCGACACGGGCAAGCCCGTCGCTGGTCACAACGGCTCGCGTCGCCTCACGGACAAGCCGTCCGCGCTCATCAAGGCCAACGAGCTCGACGACGTGTTCGACCCGGAGCCCGCCCGCAAGACCGCGGCCGGGAAGGGCCCGAAGGTCCCCCGCGGCCACCGCGACGCCGGCGGCGGCTACTCGATCAAGGACGTCAAGCCCGCCGGTGGCGACCTCAAGCAGGTCGAGCTCTACGACAAGGACGGCGCGCTCGTCGCGTCGACGACCTCCCGCATCGACTCGAAGCCGGGTCAGGCTGCCGGGTGGCGCGGCGAGGCGCATGGCATCGACATCAAGGCCGGGAACGAGGGCGACTTCGTCGAGCGTGCGAAGCAGATCGACCAGGCGGTCAAGGCCGAGCGTGACCCGGCCGCGATCGACCGTATCGCCGACCACTTCTGGCGCGTGTCGGTCGCTGGCAACGGCGGTGACGAGAAGAAGGCTGCCCGCGCGGTCCGTGCGTTCGTGTCGCAGAAGCGCGCCAACGGCAAGGGCTCCACCACGACCCCGATGGGTCGCCGCGACGAGAAGATCAACAAGGCGCTCGAGGTTCGCGCGGCCGCGGCCGAGAAGGGTCAGCCGGTCCCGACCGCCGCCCCCCGCGCTGTCGCGCCGTCGGCCGCTCCTGCGCCCGCCAAGGCCGTCCCGGCTGCTCCGGCGCCCGTGGACGCCCCGAACGTCCCGGAGGCGCCCCAGCGGCCGCACGTGGCCGCTGCTGCCGCCCCGCGCCCCGACGTCGTCAACGCGAACGTCCCCGACAGCACCGACGAGAAGATCGACCGCCTCACCGAGAAGGTCGACGAGCTCGCCGCGAAGATCGACGACTCGGAGTCCGGCTCCCCGTTCGAACTGCGTGACGAGTTCGTCACCGACGTCGAGGGCTGGAAGGCGATCGAGGACAAGGTCCACGACAAGGACCACCTCGACGACCTCACGAAGCAGATGCGGGACGCCGGCAAGTTCGTCGGCGACCCGCTGATCGTCGAGGAGACGCAGAAGGGTCCGCTGCTCACCGACGGCTACCACCGTCTCGAGGCCGCTCGCCGCGCCGGGCTCACCAAGGTCCCGGTCGAGCGGTACAAGGACACGCCCGAGGGCCGCATGGCGAGCCTCAAGAGGCTCAACGCTGCGGAGCGTCGCAAGAGCGAGGGCGACGCCCCGACGCTCGACGTCGACGTGCCCAATGCCGACGAGCCCGCGGCTCCGAAGGCTGACGCCCCGAAGCGCCCGAAGCTCGAAGGCGACCAGCGCGTCAAGCGGGAGCGGATGCGCCGCTACAACACCGGCCGCGTCACCGCCCTGGTCGACAACGAGCACATCGAGGTCGGCCGGCTCGAGAACGACCCGAACCGCAAGGGCAAGGTCCGCGCCGTCCACTCCGACGGCACGATCCTCGCCGGCGGCACCCGCGAGGACGCCCTGCGCGACCTCGCCGACCACCACAACGGCGACGCCACCCGCGAATACAAGACGGGCCGCACCCGCAAGCCCGCCGCGGCGAAGATCGACGACGACTCGAAGGGCAAGGCCACCCCGAAGGGTGAGGACACCCCGAAGGCCGACGAGGCGAAGCCCGCTGCCGCGCCGAAGTCCAAGGACGAGCACAAGCCTGTCGACTGGAAGGCCGAGGGCGAGAAGGTCCAGGCCGACCGCGACGCCGAGGCCGAGAAGAACAAGGCGCCCGAGCCGGAGCCGGTCGACTGGAACGCCGGCGCCGAGAAGTCCCGCGACGAGCTCGACAAGGCCAACGGCGTCACCGACGCGCAGAAGAAGCGCAGCGCCGAAGAGCACGGGAAGGTGCTCCGCGACGGCGACAACGCCGACGGCAAGGACAAGGGCGACGCCCCGGCCGACGGTGACCACCTGGACGAGCTCGACGCTGCCCACCCGGACGACCCCGCGATCAAGAAGCACACCGACGCCGCCCGTCAGGCCCGCAAGGACGGCGACAGCGAGAAGGCCGAGCACCACACTGGCATCGCCGATGCGCTCTCGAACGCCCGGAAGAAGAAGGCCGAGAAGGACGCCGAGGCCGCCAAGGGCAAGGACGACGACAAGGCCGACCTCCCGCCCGAGACCGATGACCTCGACGCCGACCTCGCCTCGTTCGAGCAGTGGGCGATCGACAACAACTACGACGTGCAGGACCTCATCCAGGCGCGCGACCGCGGCCGCGACCCGAAGGAGCTGCACGACGCGCTGGGCGAGATCCGCGCCGACGACCGCACCATGGAGCGGCTCGACAGCCTCCAGGAGCGTCTCGGCAAGCCCGACGCCTTCAAGAAGCCCGCCGACCGCGACGCGCGGGACGGCGACAAGAAGGACCCCAACCCCACCCCCGCCGCTACGCTCAAGGAGACCCCCAAGAGCGCAGAGGGCACCGACAAGAACGGAGACGCCGACCGTGGCGGAGACCGAGAGCTACGAGACGAAGATCGAGCGGTACTGGAGGACGTTCCTGCCGAGTCAGGTCGCCGCGATGGAGAACCCGACGGAGTTCTTCCGGCAACTGGCCGATCAGGTGAGGTCGCAGGTTCGGGGAGCGGAGAAGCTGACCGACCCGGAGGCCGGGCTGCCGGAGAATCCGACGTACCTGGACGTGCGGGCGGCGCACGAGGGGGCTCGTCAGGCGGCCGAGGAGGAAGCGATGGCGGACCTCGTGTACCTGACGCCGGAGCCGGGGACGGAGACTCGGAGGCCGGAGGGTCTCGTCCTGCCCGGGTGGGAGGACGACGAGGCGGCAACGCCGACGGAGCCGGAGCCCCGAAGCGACCGGTAGCCAAGGCCGCCGGCAAGCCCAAGCGGTTCAAGCCGCGCGGGCAGGAGGACCTCGCCCGCAAGGGTGAGAAGAACAAGCTCGCCGACAACATCGCGGCGCTACGTCTGCTGCGCCAGCTCGCCGAGGAGGACCGTCAGGCCACCCCCGAAGAGCAGAAGATCCTTGCCCGCTGGGCCGGGTGGGGCGCCCTGCCGGACGTCTTCAACACCAAGCAGTCGGACTACGCCACCGACGAGGCGCGCAAGGCCGTCAAGGAACTCCTGAGCAAGGACGAGTACCGAGAGGCCCGCGCCAACACGAAGAACGCGCACTACACCGACGCGGCGGTCGTCCAGTCGGTGTGGTCCGTCATGAAGGACCTCGGGTTCACCCAGGGCGACGTCCTCGAGCCCGGCTCCGGCTCCGGCAACTTCATGGGGTTCGCCCCTGACGGCGCCCACATGACCGGTGTCGAGCTCGACCCGACCACCGCGGCGATCAGCCGTCACCTCTACCCGGACGCCGAGATCCACAACGAGTCGTTCGGCAAGTCCCCGTTCCGTGAGGGCGTGTTCGATGCCGTCGTCGGCAACGTGCCGTTCGGCAACTTCCCGGTGTACGACCCGGTCTACAACAAGGACAACTCGCTCTCGATCCACGACCACTTCATCCTCAAGTCCCTGGCCGAGACGAAGCCGGGCGGCATCGCGACCATCGTCACGTCGTCGTTCACGCTGGACAAGCAGTCGCCCGAGGCCCGGCAGAAGATCGCGAAGTACGGCGACCTGCTCGGTGCCGTCCGCCTGCCGTCCGGGGCCCACAAGGACGCCGCCGGCACCGACGTCGTCACCGACGTGCTCGTGTTCCGTCGCCGCAAGGACACCGACGCCCCGGCCAGCAAGTCGTGGCTCGAGTCCTCCCCGGCGAAGCACACCGACGGCTCCCCCGTGTTCGGCATCAAGGAAGGCGACGGGAACCGTCGCCAGCAGACGATCAACGACTACTTCGCCGAGAACCCCGACAAGGTGCTCGGGACCATCGTCGACGGCGGCTACAACGGCATCGCGGTCAAGGGTGACGGCTCCACGCAGTCGAAGCTGCGGGACGCCCTCGCGGACATCGCGAAGAAGGCGAACGCCGCCGACCGCGGCTGGAACGTCGACACCGACCCGGACGTGCCGAAGGTCGCGAAGCGCAACGTCGGCTCCGACCGTGACGGCCGGATCTCGTTCGTCAGTGAGGGCCCCGCCGCGAACGGCAAGGGGACCGCCTACAAGTTCGAGGTCAACGAGGGCGGCCGGAAGGTCGAACTCTCCGTGCCGGCGACGCAGCAGAAGGAGCTGCGGGACCTGCTCGACCTGCGCGACGCCGCAGACGAGCTCATCGACGCCGAGACGGCATACACCGACAAGAACCCGACCGTGGCCGCGGCGCGCAAGCGCCTGAACCGGCTCTACGACCAGTACGTCGCGAAGAACGGTGCCGTCACCCGCTTCGACGTCAAGGACGGCGTCGACAAGGACGGCAACCCGACGTCGAAGCGTCAGACGCCTCCCGTCATGGCGATCGCGAAGCGCGACGAGGGCTCCGCGGCCCTGTTCGCGCTGGAGCACGGCTACGACCCCGAGACGAAGAAGTGGCGCAAGGCTGACCTGTTCCACAAGCGCGTCATCGACCGCGACCGGCAGGTTGCCACGAAGGCTGACACCCCCGAGGATGCTCTCGCTCTGGCATCGGAGCGCGGCGAGACGGCGGACGCCGAGACGATCGGCCGTCTGCTCGGTGTCGACCCGAAGCACGCCGAGTCGCTCATCGTCGGTCAGGGCCTCGCGTTCATCGACCCCGACGGCGCCAACTCCTTCATCCCGGCCGACATCTACAAGTCGGGCAACATCAGGAAGAAGCTCGCCCAGGCCCGCGACATGGCTGCGAAGGACCCCCGGTTCGAGCAGAACGTCAAGGCGCTCGAAGATGTCATGCCGGCCGACGCGAAGCTCGAGGACATTCCGAAGCAGCTGGGCGCGTCGTGGATCGGCCCGGACGTCGTCCAGGGCTTCGTGCGTCACCTCGCCAAGAACGAGTCCGCTGAGGTCACGTGGAGCCCCGAGGAGGGCTGGAAGTCCAACACGCCGACCCGTGGGCGCAACACGACTGCGGAGTCGGAGTGGGCCACCCCGGACCGCAACCTCTACGAGCTCGTCACGGCGGTGCTCAAGCAGCAGCACAAGAACATCACCGTCACCCGCAAGAACGAGGACGGCACCCGCTGGACGGACAAGAAGGCGTCCGAGCTGGCGACCGCGGCGGCGGCGAACATCGAGGCCGAGTGGGAGGACTACCTGTGGTCCAACCCGAAGATCGCCGAGACGATCACCTCGCGCTACAACGAGCGGTTCCGCTCGATCCTGCCGCGCGTGGCCGACCAGCGCAGCCGGTCCTACCCGGGCATGGCCGCCGGCATCACCATGCGCCCGCACCAGAACGGCGGCATCAACCGCATCGTTTCCGACGAGTCCGTGCTGCTCGAGCACGTCGTCGGTAGCGGCAAGACGTACGCCCTGACGGCCGGCGCGATGGAACTGCGACGCCTCGGCCTCGCGGACAAGATCGCCCTGAACGTCCCCAACACGATCCTCTCCCAGTGGCTCGGCGACATTCGCAAGCTCTACCCCAACGCGAAGGTCCTCGCCGTCGACTCCGACAGCATCGGCAAGGGCCCCGCCGCCCGCCGGCGCTTCGCGGAGAAGGTCCGCAACAGCGACTGGGACCTCGTCGTGTTCACCGGCGAGACGTTCGAGTCGATCCCCGTGTCCGAAAAGGCGTTCCGCTCCTACATGGACAAGGAGGTCGACCTGCTGCGTCGCCAGCTCGCCAAGGCCAAGGCCGGCAAGAAGGCGACGACCGTCAAGTCGATCGAGAAGAAGATCAGCGCGCTCGAGGCCAAGATCGAGGCGGCCGTCAAGGCGCGCTACGACGAGAACTCGATCACGTTCGAGGACCTCGGCATCGACTACGTCATGGTCGACGAGGCGCACCGGTTCAAGAACCTGCCCTTCTCGTCGTCCGCTCAGGGCGTGCAGTCCCCCGAGGGCGCCGACCGCGCCCGCGACCTGCACATGAAGCTCGAAGTGCTCCGGGACCGCGCCAAGGAGAAGGGCGGCCCGAAGCGCATCACGACGTTCGCGACCGGCACCCCGATCAGCAACAGCCTCATGGAGATGTACGCCATGGAGCGCATGCTGGCGCCCGACCTGCTCGAAGAGGCGGGCGTGGCCGACGCCGACTCGTGGATCGCGACGTTCGCGAGCATCGAGAAGAAGGTCGAGTCCGACAACTCGTCGACTGGCTACCTCGAGCGGATCCGGTTCCGCGGGTTCACCGACGGCATCGGCGACGGCCTGCGCATCTGGCGCTCGTTCACCGACACCGTCACCGCGAAGTACCTGGAAGAGAAGGGCTACATCAAGCGGCCCAAGGTCAAGGGCGGCGCGCGGCAGATCCACGTCGTCGAGCGCACCCCCGAGCAGGACGCCGTGCGCGCGTCCCTCAAGGACCGCATCGACCGCATGGTCGGCCGCGGCAAGGCGAAGAAGGGCGACGACATTCACGTCGCCGTCATCAACGACGGCCGCGCCATGGCGATCGACCCGCGCCTCATGTCCGAGCGTGGACTGCGCGAGGCCGGCATCGACCCCGACGACGACAACATCGCCGCCCCGAAGCTCGACAAGGCCGCCGACAACCTGACGGCGATCTGGCAGCGGGAGAAGGACAGCGAGTTCCGCATCGACGGTGACGACCCCGACTCCCCCATGTCGGAGAACCGCGGCGCGCTCCAGATGGTGTTCATCGACTCGTCGGCGCCGAAGCGTGACCAGATCAACGCCTACAACGAGCTGAAGAAGCGCCTTGTCGCGCGGGGCATGGACCCCAAGCGGATCCGGTTCGTGCAGGAGGCTGCGCAGAAGCCCGAGGTCAAGGCCCGGATGATGGACGACGCCCGCCAGGGCAAGATCGACGTCCTCATCGGCTCGTCCGAGGCTCTCGGCACCGGCACCAACGCGCAGAACCGTCTCGTCGCGCTGCACCACATCGAGGGCTCGTGGCAGCCGAAGGACATCGAGCAGCGCGAGGGCCGCGGTCTGCGTCAGGGCAACCAGTACGACGAGGTCGAGATCCACGCCTACGTCACGAAGGGCACCCACGACGAAAAGACGTGGGACATGGTCGCTTTCAAGCAGAACGGCCTGGACGAGCTCCAGAACGGCGGCTACGACAGCAAGGCGATCGAGTTCGCCGACGACGTCGACCCGATGACGGACTTCGAGGTCATCGCCGGCAACGCCGCGGAGGACCCGCTCGCGATCGACATGCGCGAGCTGTCGTCGCAGCTCAAGGGGCTGAACGCGGCCAAGCGCCAGTTCGACCAGCGCCAGTCCCGTGCCCGGGCGATCATCGACGACGCCCGACAGGACGACCGTCGGCTCCTCTCCAACATCAACGACCTCGACCGCGCGTTGCAGGACCGCGTCGACGTGTCCGGCGACAAGTTCCGCATGAAGGTCCGCGCTGACGAGTACGGCTACTCGTTCGCCGACCACGACGACCGCACGAAGGCTGCCACGCAGCTCGGTGAGGCACTGACCGGCATCTTCAACCGGCCGTACTTCCAGCCGGGTGAGGGTCACGCCGGCATCGTCGGCGATATCGGTGGGTTCCGCGTCCGCGCCTGGACGATCAACGAGGGCGGCCGCCCTCCGCGGATCGAGCTCGACCTGATCCGCAACCGTGGCGGCGACTACCAGCC